CACCTCTGCAACTTCGGCTACGGCTGCAGCAGGCAGTGCGACCAGTGCCGCCTCTAGCGCATCTACAGCTACCACTCAGGCTACCAATGCTTCTACGTCTGCTACTAATGCAGCAGCGTCTGCAACATCAGCTTCAAGCTCAGCCACAAGTGCCTCAGGATCAGCGACAACTGCTACTACTCAGGCTTCAAATGCAGCTAGTTCAGCGACTGCTGCTGCTGGTTCAGCAACCAGTGCCTCAGGGTCCGCTACGACAGCTACCACACAGGCAGGGGTAGCCACTACTCAAGCGACCAACGCGGCTACCTCGGCGACCAATGCTGCAAGCTCTGCCACTGCTGCTGCTACTTCAGCTACCAATGCTGCTGCTTCTTTGACCACATTCAAGGGTCAATATTACGGTAACCTCTCTGCTGATCCTACGCTTGACCCTAACGGTAACGATATGGGAGCAGGTGACCTGTATTTCAACACAGTTTCTAATGTGATGAAGGTATACTCAGGTTCAGTTTGGCAGGATGTAGGCAAAGCCAACATTGACTTTTTCAAGTTCAATGCTACCGCTGGTCAGACCACGTTCTCTGGTACCGATGCTAACTCAAAGACTCTGGCATACACTGCTGGTTTCTTGAATGTGTTTCTCAATGGCACCTTGCTTGATCGTACTGATTATACAGCTACCAATGGATCAAGTGTTGTCCTTAGTGCTGCTGCTGCTCTGAATGAAGAGTTGGTTGTTCAGGCTTTTGGTACGTTTACTGTAGCTAACACATATACCACTACTCAGACTGATAGCTTACTTGCCGCTAAGGCACCTTTGGCATCTCCAGCGTTCACAGGTACTCCTACAGTTCCTACAGCTGCTGCTGGCACCAATAGTACCCAGTCTGCATCTACGGCTTACGTAAATGCGATCACTGGCACTGCTGGTCTTGCGATGATGAAGAACCGCATCATCAACGGCAACTTCGACTTCTGGCAGCGTGGAACAACAGGAACTGGTGCTGTTTATGTAGCAGACCGATGGGCAACAGACCAAACAAACACGACACAAGCGCGTTCTACTGATGTGCCAAGTGGTGTTGGAGCTGACTACTCGTTGCAGGTTTCAGCGTCGTCTGGAACGAATGCCACAGTTCAAAAGATTGAATCGAAAAACGTAAGGGACCTTGCTGGCCAACAGGTTACTTTGTCGTTCTATGCAAAGGCCGCGAGCGGGACGCCAACCCTAAACTTCGATGTGCGGTATGCGACTGCGTTGGACAACTTTGCAAGCATGACCATCATGCAGGGTTCTACGGTCACGCTATCAACAACATGGACTAAATATACGTTTACGTTCAATGCACTGAACAGCAACGTGGTGAACGGCCTTGCGCTGTTCTTCTATAACACTTCCACTCAGACGTTCTTGCTATCGCAAGTTCAACTAGAAAAAGGCTCAACAGCAACGAGTTTTGACTACCGTCAGTATGGGATTGAGTTGGCTCTGTGTCAGCGGTATTTTTATGCCATTCGCAACTACATGGGCCAATCCGCCCCATATACCGCAGAAGCCACGGGAGGTAACGGATGGAGCAGTGGTGGGACTATCTGCTATCGTTGCAAAGCACCCCATCCAGTAACGATGCGGGCAACGCCTACATTTGCCTATGCAAACGTTGAGCTATGGGATGGCAACCAAGTGGCTGTTACGAGTGTTATTAATAACAACTCTTCAATTTATAACCGAAGCATCGATTACAACTTGGCCGGTAGTCTTGCTGCAGCTGGCCGGATAACTTCTGAGTTTGTCATGTCTTCTGGGTTTATTTCTTGTTCTGCTGAGCTATAAAGGAAAGCGATCATGTATAACATAATCAAATCAGAAACGCCTTGGGGACAGGTCAGCAGTTTAGTTAGGATTGAGGATAATGCCTTCATCCCGTTCGACCCAGCCAACACAGACTACCAAGCGTATTTGAAATGGCTGGAAGAAGGCAACACTCCTAAACCAGCTGACAACATTAACCAGGGAGGTCTATGAGTAATGCAAGAGTCTTATCGACCTACCCAGTAGCTAACCTTGTTTTCAAAAACCGTCTAATCAATGCACAGGGCTTGATCAACCAACGGAGTGTTTCAGGTACTGTCACATTAGCTGCAGGTGCTTATGGTCACGATAGGTTCAAAGCTGGCGCAAGCGGCTGTACCTATACATTCTCAACATCTGGTAATGTGACAACATTCACAATTACCGCTGGATCTTTGATTCAGGTAGTTGAGGGATTAAACTTAGAGACAGGCACTTATTGTTTGAGCTGGACAGGTACTGCCCAAGGAAAGATTGGCGCAGGTTCTTATTCAGCATCTGGTGTGACAGGTTCCATCACAGGTGGAACAGATACCAACGTCGAATTTAACACTGGTACTTTGTCTCTTCCTCAACTTGAAAAAGGTCTACTAGCCACTTCATTTGATTACCGCTCATATGGTGCCGAGTTGACATCATGTGAACGATATGGACGCATAGTTTCGTTTGGCACTATTGGAAGAGCCACAGCCGTCGACATTATAGCATTCTTCGCATCCTTTGAGCCTATGCGTGCAGCGCCAGTTGCAAGTCTAATCTCTGGTAGTGTTATTGCGGACAACGGGTCTGCCTCTGTCACTTCAGCAAGTCCTGCAGTAAACGCTCAGGCTATGGCTGTTAATGGCGGGCGCATTTTTATTTCGGGGTTCTCTGGCTTAACAGTTGGAGCTACATGGCCACTCAGCAGTGGTAACCGCATTTTCCTATCAGCAGAACTTTAACAAATGACTGAACACGTAGAACGCATTGCCGTCTTAGAGTCAGAGGTACAAACACTGAAAGAGAATCAAAAGGAAATCCTAGACTGCATGCACTCCATCAAAGATGAGATGACACGCTACAAGGGCTTCCTAGGAGGCGTGGCCTTCTTAATCTCAGGAGTGACCGTATCTTTTACTCTATTTAAAGAATGGTTTACCACACATTGGAACTAACTTATGGCATTTGATCCCATCAGTGCTGCACTCGACATTGGTGGCAAACTTATAGATCGACTGTGGCCTAATCCTACAGAAGCAGCCAAGGCAAAACTTGAGCTACTTAAACTTCAACAAGAAGGTGAACTTCAGGTCATCGCAGGGCAGCTGAACATCAACGCTGAGGAAGCCAAAAGCTCCAATGTGTTTGTCTCAGGCTGGCGGCCATTCATTGGCTGGATCTGTGGTGTTGCCTTCTGTCTTCACTTCGTCTTCTTCCCTATCATCAACTTCATTCTTGTAGCCTTTGGTCACACACAGATTCTCATTGCATTTGACATGACGACTCTGCTCACGGTCCTTGGTGGCATGTTGGGTATTGGTGGCTTGAGGACCATTGAGAAAATTCAAGGCGTAACAAAATGACTTTTAGTCTCTCGCAGCGTAGCGAGAACTCTCTGAAAGGTGTTGACCCCAAGCTTGTCGCAGTTGTCCGCAAGGCTATCACTATCACTCCGGTTGATTTCGTTGTGATTGAGGGCCTTCGGTCTCTTGAGCGACAAAAAGAACTAGTTGCCAAAGGCGCTAGCCGCACACTCAAGTCTAATCATCTGATTGGCCGAGCTGTGGATGTGGCAGCCCTGGTTGACGGCAAGATCACTTGGGAAGAGAAATACTACAGGCAGATCTCAGCCGCATTCAAACAGGCATCTAAAGAGCTTGATATTCCTATCCGTTGGGGTGGTGACTTCAAGGGTTTCTTTGATAGCCCACACTTCGAATTGATATGAACAAACAAGCAGCAAAATTTATTATGACCTTGCTCAATGCAGCAACGGTCGCACACATTCTGCATTTGCAATCCCGTAGCTTTGCACAGCACATGGCCCTTGGTGAACTCTATGAAGCTCTCCCAGGTTTGGTTGATGGTGTTGCTGAAGCCTACCAAGGCAAATATGGAATCATCACGAATTACCCAGCAACTATTGAGATCCCTAAAGATCCTGTGGCATTCGTGACTGAGTTGTCATCGTTCATTCTTACCTATCGTGACATTTGTGAAGATAGTGAGATCCAGAACATGATCGATAACATTGCTGGTCAGGTAGACTCTACAATGTATAAGCTCAAATTCCTGAGCTAAAGAACAACACTGGTATGATCAAAAGTCGTATCAGTGTTTTTTCTGTATCGGTGTTTTTTCAGCTAATAGTCACACAGTTTAGTCAACTATTCTTGGTGCTGTGTACTTACCTCTAGTGTCATCGTATGATTCTCCTTGTACGCAACAAAGGAGAACTCAGATGAGCTACAAATGGTCTAGAGCCGAACGCACAAACAAGCAGGAGAAGCCAGAGCGACTCCTAGATCTCTACCAGATTGCACGCAGCGTCTGGAAGGGCAAAGCTAGCGAAGCCTTAAACTGTGCCAATGTTGAAGAGATAGCTGAGCTGCTGAAGAACCCTAAGATCCACACCATTACCACGGTGATGCTAGATAAGTTGGCTGATGATTTGAACATTGGCCGCACTGGGTCCACAGTCAACAAGAAGCTCTCTAGCCTGTCTATGATGCTACGCTATGCCTATCACAGGGACTGGATCGATAAGATGCCTATGGTTCCATGGCGTGAGCAGTCCAGGACGCGCCTACGGTGGCTCAAGGGCAACGAAGAGACAGAGTTGTTGGCACGTCTTCCCCTTGATGTACGCGCCTTCTGCACGATCCTGATCGACACTGGCATGCGCCGTGGTGAGCTGCTCAAGGTGACCAAAGAGAACCTCGATGGCGACTTCATCCGACTGTGGCCAAACCAGACCAAGACCAAAAAGGAGAGGTCGATCCCACTGTCACCACGAGCGAAGCTTCTGGCCTACCAGTACATCCCCTTCAAGCTCAGCCTGAACAAGATCAGATGGTCATGGGATAAGGCTAAGAGCACCATGGGTCTGGCTGAGGATAAGGACTTTGTCCTCCACACGCTCAGACACACAGCCGCCACGAGGATGCTTGAGGCCACCAACAATCTGGCCTTGGTCAAGGACCTACTAGGTCACTCTAACATCCAGACCACGGTAAAATATGCGCATACCAACCCTCAGCAGCTGCTAGAGGCCATCAACAAGATGCATGGAAAACGAGAGCGTTTATGAGGTCTAAGCTATTGAAACTACGGGCATTACACCAGAACCTAAATCTGGCGTGTCTACCAATTTCACCACGCCCGCGAAGGCTTTGCCCTTAGCACTTAAGGCTAAGGAATGACAATACGTTCACTAGAGGGCCACACGGAACCATGAGTTAAGTGGACCTTGAGGTTCTCTAGTGATGTCATCGGAAGTTCTGACCAATGTGGCGATAGGTACAATCTATCAGACCATCAAATGTTTATTAGGCCACTCGGCCTATACCAACTGGCTACACGGACTGGCTAAATGCCACACCACAGCCTCAGGATCAACAGCAACAGGAGTATGAATGGAAGCAGTCAACTTTGAAAATGAGATGCTAGACCTCGGTGCAGAGAGACACCGAAAGACCAACGACCAACTTAGGCAGAATGGTTTACTCGACAATGCGTCAACTCGACTTCTTAAGCGTAGCATTACTCTTGTCTCAGCCAGGATCAGGCTCGACCTCGCCCACAGCAACAATGAAGGCACTGGTCGTACAGCCCAATGGGTTCTCCCATGCACGGCGTTGGACCCTGACCTGCTCGCCTACATCGGGCTCAACATTAGCTTCACGGGGGTCTCGGCGGCTTGGGATGTAAGGCGTATCAGCAAGAGCATCGGGTCTGCCATCGAGATGGAGATCTGGGCTAGTGGTTTGAAGGCTGAGAACCCAAAGCTCCTAGAGCGTATCTCCAAGCGTGCCATTGCTAAGCACACCACCTACCGCTACCGCAAGAATGCAGTCACTGCCACAGCAGCCAAGGAAGGCTACAAGCCAGATCCTTGGACTGATGAGTACCGACTGAGGGTTGGTGGTGCCATCCTCAATTCGGTCTTGGCTAGTGCCAACATCTTCGAAGTCTACGACACCAACGAGGGACTCAAGAAGACGAAGAAGCTTCTTGGGTTCACTCCTGAAGCGTCTGAAGAAATCCGTAAGATGAACGACATCCAGCAATGGATGATGCCCTACTTCAAGCCTATGGCTACCAAGCCCAACGACTGGGTGGATGGCAGAACGGGTTGCTACAACAATCCTAAGCTCTCCATGCGGGTGCCATTAGTCAGAACACAAGATAAGACCCACCAGAGACTCGTCCAAGGCGCGATCGAGGCAGGTACATGTAAACCTGTTCTCGACGCTCTGAACGCTATCCAGGGTGTCCCATTGCGCGTCAATGAGGTTGTTCTGGAGCAGGTTCAACGCTGCTGGGAGATTGGCATTAAGATTGGCAAGTTCCCTAGCAAGGAAACCATTGCCATCCCTAAGCCACCAGAGAACTGGTTTGAATTAGACAAAGATGTTCAGCGTCTTTGGAAGCGTAACAAAGAGAAGATCATTTTAAGGAACCGATCTATTGATGCTGATGCTGCCAACATGGCTCACGACTTGGCCACGGCTAAATCCTATTTTGATATGGGGGACTTTTATCTACCTCATAGCCTTGACTTTAGGGGTCGTGTTTACCCTGTCCCTGTATTTAATCACCAACGAGCTGATCATATCCGAGCACTCTTTGAGTTTGCCAATGGCTTGCCATTAGGGAAAGAGGGTCCTTACTGGTTGGCTGTCCACTTGGCCAACTGCGGTGACTTCGACAAGATTAGCAAGAAACCCTTTGAAGACCGTTATCAATGGGTACTTGCCAACTCGGATATGCTTGAAGAGATCGGGAATGACCCTGAGGAAACCCGAGAACTCTGGCTAGCTGCAGATAAACCCTTCAGCTTCCTTGCAGCGTGTGTCGAATGGGCTGGATATAAGCGTGAGGGTGAGACCTTTGTTTCTCACTGCCCCATTGCTTTAGATGGTTCCAATTCAGGTTTGCAACACTACTCAGCAGCTCTCAGAGATGAGGTTGGTGGTAGCTTCGTGAACCTAACTGCCACACCAAAGCCACAAGACGTCTATCAGGCCGTGGCTGATCTGGTGGTGTCCATGGTTGAAGCTGAAGCTGACACCGACTTGGCCAAGCTTTGGCTTAACTATGGAATCAACAGGAAGGTGGTCAAACGGAATGTGATGACATTCGCCTATGCCTCAGAGCAATTCGGATTTCGTCAACAACTGATCGATGACTTGATGAAGCCTCTAGAAGATGAGGTTCTATCAGGACAAAGAACAGAGCATCCGTTTGGTGCTGATAATGGAAGAGCAGCAGCATCGTATCTGGCTGAGAAGGTATGGATCTCAGTCAACAAGGTCGTTGCTAAAGCTGCCGATGGTATGAAGTTTCTGCAGAAGTGTGCACAGCTACTGGCACATGAAACGAAACCTCTCGTATGGACCACACCCGTTGGGTTTCCAGTGGTCCACAAGTATGAAGAATGGGATGTCAAGCGTGTGAGCATGTACTTGCATGATCGTAAGGTTCCTGTGACTGAAGCCACTACTAAGGACAAAGTGATAAATGGAGAGGTCCAAAAGCATGTGGTGCTCAATCTCAGAACCAAGCCAACTGGCAAGATCAACAAGGACAAGCAAAAGAACGCTGTAGCTCCAAACTTCATTCACAGCCTCGATGCATCCCACCTGATGCTGACAGTGCTAAGAGCGAAGAAAGAGGGAATCAATGACTTCCTCTTAATTCACGATAGCTTCTCCACTCATGCGTGCAATACAGGCGCTTGGGCGGTGATCATCAGAGATGAATTTGTTAAGATGTATTCCCAACATGATGTGTTTGAGGACTTCTACTGGAAGACTTGGGCCAACATTGATGAGAAGAACAGAGACAAAGTACCTCTGCCACCGTCAAAGGGCGACCTTGACCTGAGTGAAGTGCTTCTATCCGACTATGCGTTTTCTTAAACGATTGGCTATGACAAGCCATAACCTGGAGTTGAAATGAGACTGACTGATATTGCACAAGTGTGTTTGGAAGAGGGCTATCCTATTTCCTTGGATTTGTACGTAGGTATGATGAATCAAGGAGTTGACGTTGCTGAGTTCACTAACAAGATCGATGGGTTTTCCATTGATGAACTCATCGACCAAATGGAACTAATTGGAGATTAAATGGGAAAGAAAGTTTTTGTTAGCCCTAAGGGCACCGCCGCTTACGCTTGGATTACCAAGCCTGATGTGAAGTTCAACCCTGAGGGTGTCTATAAGACCACTGTCATTGTTGATGATCCTGCTGCAGCAGCGCCATTCATTGAGGCCATCAAGGAAGTCTTTGTTGATGAGTTCGGTGCTAAGAAACTTGCTAAGGCTCAACTGAGCTACGATGAAAACGAAGATGGCACTGTCAGCTTCAAATTCAAGAGCAAGATGAAACCCAAGCTGTTCGACAGCAAGGGCAAACCAATCACTGGTGATGTGAAGATCGGCAACGGTTCTAAGATCAAGGTGGCTGGTGGTTTTGGTCCCTACGATAAGGGTGCCAACACTGGCGTGACGTTGTACTTGAACTCAGTACAGATTATTGACCTCGTGGAGTGGGCTGGCTCCAGTGCGTTCGGTGAAGAAGACGGTGGATTCGTTGCTGACGATTCCTTCGATGCTCCTGCTGAAAAAGCTGAAGCAGGTTCTTCTGACTTCTAATTTTGAAGAAGCACTGGACTAGCCAGATCAAGTTCACCAACGGTTATCGTAGTGGACTTGAAGCTGATGTTGCCAAGCAGTTAGAAGCTCAGGGTGTAGTCTTTGAGTATGAGACCAAACGGATTCCATACCAAAGCCAGTCCAAATACATTCCTGATTTCATCTTGCCTAATGGTATAATCGTAGAAGCCAAAGGGCGACTGACCCAAGAAGACAGATCGAAGATGCGCAAGGTCAAGGATCAACATCCTGAGCTTGACATCCGCTTTGTGTTTACTCGGGCAAGCTCTCGGCTTTCTAAAACGTCGAAAACGACATACGGGGAATGGTGTGACAAGTATGGGTTTCCATACGCAGAGAAACACGTTCCAATTGATTGGTTAAAAGGAGAAGATAATGACTAAGTTTGTTTTTGGAGAAAAGGAAGAACAGGTATTTCTCAATCCTGACTGTGGCAAGGCTCGCTTAAGCAATTCTGCAAGCGTAGAGTACCGCGTTTGCTCAGATAGACTTGTAAAACTCGGTATCGATGGTTACTTTTTTGGTCGTGAAAGCCTCGGTGAACTTATCGAGCTTTTGGAAGCCTTCCGTAACCGTGAGGATATTGCAGAATGAACCAAGAAGCTTTGATCCTCAAGCACATTCGTAAGAACGGTAGCATCAGCCAGCGTGAAGCTCTGATTGACTACAGCATTCAATGCCTGACCGCCCGTATCCATACGCTGCGTAAGCGTGGCTTCAAGATCAAGACGTTGCACAAGCAGCATCCTGTGACTGGCCAGAAGTACGCTCGTTACGTGCTATAATGTTTTCCGGGGTTTGCGGTAGAAGTCCGCATCAGGACGATGAGCTAGTTACTCATCTGATGTTGCATCATGAACTCTAAAGTGATGTGACTAGATTGACGATCCGACCCTATCTTTTCTTTGTTAAGGAGTATATGAATACAGATTCAGTTTGGAAAGAGTTACTGATCGACATCACTGCTGGTGGTTCTGAGGTCCGTCCTCGTGGCATCCCTGTTAAGGAACTGATTGGCTCTTCATACCGAGTGGATATGAACAAGCCCATCATCAGTCTTGCCTCACGTAAAGTCAATCACGCATTTATGTTTGCTGAAGCTGCATGGATCTGTGGTGGCTCTAATTGGCTTGCTGATCTCACACCATACATGAAGCGATATGCCGATTTCAGTGATGATGGCGTCTTTTTGAACGGCGCATATGGCGTAAAGGTAGCAGAACAAGTTGCCTACGCGGCTGACACCCTGTCGAAAGACCGAGATAGTCGCCAAGCCATCATTAACATTTGGCGTGAGCGTCCTGCATCAAGCAAGGACATTCCATGCACAATCAACATGCAGTTCTTCATTCGTGACCATAAGCTGCACATGGTGACCAATATGAGGTCCCAGGATGTGGTCCTTGGTTTCACCTATGATGTATTCACATTCAGTGCTGTGGCGGCCCTGGTGCGATCCTTGTTGATCCTACGCGGTATCAATGTTGAGCTTGGTTTTCTCCATGTTCACGTTGGTTCATTGCATTTGTATGAAACCCATTTCGACAAAGTAGATGAGTGGTTGCACGATGTGATGCCTGATGCACAGCACCGAGATGTTCAAGATGATTGGACTATCCTGTTGGCTGAAGCAACCTCACCACGCTTCTTTGTCCATACTTTGAAAATGCTTGCAGATGATTATTCTTGAAGGTGCCGATGGCACAGGCAAAACTACCTTGGCTAATGCTCTAGCTAAAGAACTCAATGGCATGGTCTTGCATGCTGGCTTTGATAAGCAGTGGGACATTCGGCAGTACCATGCTGCCATCATTACGTCTGCCTACTTCTATGAGAATGCTGGCTGCCCAACCATCATTGATCGATGGGCACTCTCTGAGCAGGTCTATGGCACGGCTTTCCGTGGTGGCCCTGCTTATGATGTGAACCGAATGTTGGAGATGGCTCAGAACGAGTACAATCCAATTTTCATTTACTGCCGCAATGACAATGCAATCGAGAATCACAAGAAGAACGCTGCAGAGCGTGAAGAGATGTTCGATGACATTTCACTAGTGGCACAACTGTACGATTCCCTTCTCCAATCAAACAAATGGGGTAAGTGGCTGGTGTACGATTTCAACAAATACGAATTAAATTCATACGTAAAGGCTATTGCACATGAGTACTCTAATCGAGGACATCGAACAACTCACAACTAAGTACGGTTTCGACAAAGAGAAGCTTGATATTGCCAAGCTCTACTTCCGTGGAAAGCTGCTTGAAGAAGAGTTTGATGAGTACCTCTTAGCTGTCCGTGATCGTGACGCTGAAGGTACCGTTGATGCTCTCGTTGATTTGACCGTGGTTGCCCTAGGCACACTCGCCATTTGTGGCGTTGATATTCAGAAAGCATGGAATGAAGTTCACAAAGCCAATATGGCCAAAGAGCGTGGAGTCAAACCTGGACGAGAGTCTTCTGGGGGATTCGACCTTATTAAACCACCCGGTTGGACTGGACCTGATCACTCAGGCAACCACGGCCGACTTAAAGCCCTCTTTGCTGAATGCCCATTTGAAAGCAGCGGAAGCATACGCAGCTTTGAGCCACTCGCGTAGAGCCAAGGTTGGTGCAGTCATTGTCAAAGACAACAGGGTCATCTCAGTTGGTTACAACGGGATGCCTTCTGGCTGGGACAACAACTGTGAGGAAGAGCTTTCGTGGCCTAGTGGTCATATAGCCTTCCTAGAAACCAAGAAGGAAGTCCTGCACGCTGAGATGAATGCCATGATGTTTGCTGCACGCAACGGATTGGCAACTGAAGGCTGCACGTTGGTCCTCACCCTATCGCCCTGCTTTGAATGTGCCAAGTCTATCTATCAGGCTGGCATCAAGCAGGTTTTCTATCGAGACTCATACAGAGATGGGAGTGGTATTGAATTCCTCAGAAAATGTGGAGTCCACGTTCATCAGGCGTGAGCCGTGCCCTGCATGTGGTAGCCGAGACAATCTAGCTCGGTACTCAGATGGGCATGGCCACTGCTTTGGCTGTGGACACTACGAGAAATCATCAGACATGGAACAAGCAGCAACAAGCAACAAGAAACCGAGTAGTGTGACTGGTTACAATGAAGCTGAAGTTATCGGGCTTAAGGCCCGCGGTATCTCTGAAGATACGTGCCGTCGTTATGGCTATCGCATTGGTGAGTATGAGGGTCGCAAGGTTCACTTTGCTCCATACTACAGCGATGGTGCTGTCGTGGCATGTAAGATTCGGGATAAGGACAAAAAGTTCAAGATCATTGGTGAAGGCGCTAAGCTATCACTATTTGGCCAACAGCTTTTTACATCTAGCAAAATGCTTGTGGTCACTGAGGGTGAGATTGATTGCCTTTCAGTGAGTCAGGCTCTTGGCAACAAGTGGCCTGTTGTGAGTGTACCTAACGGAGCCCAAGGCGCTAAGCGTTCGATCCAACAGAACCTCGACTTCTTCTCAGGTTTTGAGACTGTCGTGTTCATGTTCGATATGGATGAACCAGGCCAGAAGGCAGCATCAGAGTGTGCTGCACTGTTATCCCCTGGTAAGGCCAAGGTTGCTCACCTACCACTCAAAGATCCTAACGACATGCTGTTGCAAGGCCGAGTGCAAGAACTCGTCTCAGCAGTATGGCAAGCCAAGCAATACCGTCCTGATGGCATTGTGAGTGCTGGCGACCTTTGGGACTCTGTGTCCAAAGAGGAAGAGACTGATTCAGTTCCCTATCCTTACCTTGGTCTCACAGAGAAAACCAAAGGCCTTCGTCGTGGTGAACTGATCACGGTCACTGCAGGATCAGGCATTGGTAAAAGCGCTTTTGTACGTGAGATTGCACACCATCTTCTTGCTCATCAAGAAACCGTAGGAATGTTGATGCTTGAGGAGAACCCTAAGCGCACATTGCTTGGCATGATGGGCATCGAATTGAACAAGCCAATTCATATTTCAAAAGAAGGAGTGAATGACGATGAACTTAGAAATGCTTTTGATAGCGTGTGCGGGTCTGGTCGCTTATATCTATATGACCATTTCGGTAGTACTGATGTCTCGAACTTGGTTGAACGAGTCCGGTATATGGCCAAAGGTTTGGGCTGTAGTTGGATTGTGCTCGATCACTTGTCTATTGTCGTGTCGGGCCTTGGTGACGGTGATGAGCGCAGGCTTTTAGACAACGCAATGACAATGCTGCGTACGTTGGTTGAAGAAACTGGCGTGGGCATGATTTTAGTTTCTCACTTGAAAAGGCCAGATGGAAATAAAGGACACGAAGAAGGGGCAACGACCTCGCTTTCTCAACTCCGAGGAAGCCACTCTATTGCGCAATTGTCAGATATTGTTATTGGTCTTGAACGAGATCAGCAGTCCGATACACCTAACAAAACGACAGTACGAGTACTTAAAAACCGCTTCACTGGCGACACAGGAGTTGCTGGAGAACTGCATTACAATCGACACACAGGCCGTCTAACTGAAGAGATGGCTGTAGACCCATTCTAAAAGGAGAAACTATGGGATTGTTTGGATCACTTTTTGACGTAGTAGAAAACACAGTCAAGATTGCTGCTGCGCCTGTTGAGGCTGTGGTAGAACTTGCAAATGCTGTCTTGGAACCAGTAGCAGAAGCTGTTGAAGAAATTGTCAGCGATATTAAATCTATTAAGGATTGAACTCATGGGATTTTTGAATATTTTGACCCTGATCTTTGTAGCAGCGCGTCTGTTTGACTTCATTGATTGGTCTTGGTGGCTGGTATTGGCACCATCTATCGTAAATTTGTTTATGGTCATCTTCGTTTTGGCCGGTGCTTTGTTTATTGCTTCTAAGGATTGATATGACTGAATTTCAACACTACTGGATTACTGGTTTCAACGTAGGTTTTGAGTGGGCTCGTGGTGAAGATGATGGCTGTGAGGCTTTCATCATTGACCTAGGCATCTTGCGATTGCTTTGGATCACATACTTCACGGCAGCCTAAGATGATCGTCAGCCCCATCACGCCTCACTCAGAGCGCATCTACTCACACCGAGCAGGATGGGGCCATCTCTGGTCCACTAAGCTGAATCAGAAGATGGCCTACGCTAACGACTACACCAGTGCACCTGAGGTCTACTTTGACCACGGCATGGAGTTCAATGAGGATTCCAAAGGCCTCAATTACTTCCTGAAAACTGAGGAGAGTTATGACAAACTTGCAGCTCGCTTGGAGCTCATTCAAAACTTCACTGGAAGACTCTATAGCTTGGACATTGACTGTCCTCTATATGGCACTAGGGCTAAGTCTCGTTTGTGCGATGGGGCTTCTGCTCGCTACAAAAGTCTTGATTTCGCACGTATTGATGCTGTGTGCAGACAGGCTCAAACGGTCACGATGGCTTCAATCCCTACGTCAACACTGGTCATTGGGGATAGTCATTCTGTTAGCGCTTGGGTGCCTTCTGCCTCTATCAGCCGTAATGATGGTAAAACTCTTTATGGAGCCTTGAAGTCTGGACTGATCGATCAGCAGCTGAGTCTTCATCCAGATGTTCGGTACCTTCGGACCTACTTTGGCAACATCGACATTCGTCATCATTTGATGCGTAGCCCATCGCCTATCGTGGACACTATGGTACTGGCTTCTGAGTACATCCATCAGCTAGTGACTATGGCGACCAAGTACAAACTTGATGCCATCGATGTGGTTGAGCCTCTGCCAATCGAAAATGAGAGCCGAGTACTACCCAAGACTGGTTGGTACAAAGGTACACCGTTCTATGGCACATGGTCTGAGCGAAACAACCTTCGCCGTATCTTTGCTCATGAGCTTGAGGTTGGTTGCCGTGAGTATGGCTTCAACTTCATCAAGTGGCCTCAGTCATTCAAGAACGATCAAGGCGAATTAGACTTCGCTGTAATGGAAAAACCCCGCTCGGTGCACATTAGCCCTGAGTTCTATCTTTGGAAGTTGCATGACAAACCTACAAGACAACATGAAAAACGAGATCAAGAAGATTTGTTTGCTGAAGCTGCGTAGTGGCTATCACATCAATCACGTTCTTGAAGTCCTGAATGAAGTGGTCAATGAGATCGAGGCTTCCAAGGAATACATCATTGCAGTAGACGAAAGCCAATTCCAACCATGAATTTAATTGAAGCAAAAATCATTGATGAAGCGCTGTGGATTCGAGCAGCTGATCACCACACCTCTTTGAGTAATGCTCTTCAACGAGAGCGCTTGGACTGCATTGACCTTCAGTATGAGTTGGCTAGGTCACCAGCAGAGTTTGCAACAATGGCTGAATACAAAGCTTATCGGCTTGGCGTGACACTTTACTCCAACGCTATCGTAGCAAGGGGACTCAATTGATCCAGCCTACGCCTTACTTTGATGATTTCCTGACCTACTACGATAAGGCCACAGTCCTTCAGAACTTCTGCAACCTAGGTGGCCAAAGCTACCTAGGCCAAGTCAATGATGATCTGATGGAGCAAGTGCACATCTACGATACTGTCGAACGTCGCTATGCTGGCTTCAGCAATATGCTGCAAGACCTGTGGCACGGCACAAACACACCAAAGTTCCACAAGCTCAATGGTATGCAGCGTGAAGTCTGCCTTCGTGCTGAAGATCTCCATGATCGTTGGCAGATGGAAGATTGGATCTACGTCTTCTTGTTGCATCGTCTTACAGGCTCTGGTGCTTCCTTTGAGTCTGACCATGGTTACCGCAATACGATCCTGCCTCAGTTAGTTGAAATGGATGGCATCGATCAGATGAAGCAATTCATCAAGGTCTATGATCGACCTATGTTCACTTCAATTGGCAACCAGATCCCTGCGTTTCCTAAGCCAAACTTTGGGTACAAGACTGGTGGCAAACTCTATCTCTGTGAATTGGCCCCAATGCTTGCTCGTGAACTTGTAGATTACATACAGAACAACGGACAACTATTTGGCCGTAAAGTCACCATTCGTGAGCTTGCGGACTATATGTGTGCCTTTAACAAGTCGAGTGGGATCAATGCTTTCCATTTTGTATTCACAGCTATAGCTGCTGATTTGGCTGACTACTACCCTGAATTGGTAGATGAAGATAGCCACATGTACTACGGCAAGAATGCCAAGGAAGCCATGGATCTCTTTGCAACTAAGGTTGGCAAGGGCACCAAAGACCAGTTCTACGATGCAGTCATGAAGTTAGCCGTGAGCCGCACAGGTGGCGCACCACGCGATCTTGAAGACGTTATGTGTGATTACATTCGGTACGTTGAGAACTACATCCCAGACAATCGTGAGCAAACCTACGCACACTTAGATCGTGCTGCTGTATGGAACAACTCAGCGATCAAGAGCCATCCCAAGGGCCGTCAGCCCTGATAAATTCTCTATATCGGCTCGATTAAAAACATTTATCGTGGTGCTGATCAGTTAGTGGTAATATTCATCCATCGCAACAACTCTTTTGGAGATTTCAAATGAACAACCAACTTACTGATCGCATCATTTATGTTTTGGGCTTTATTACCATTCTCGTTGTATGGATGACAGCATAATGTGGCCGTTCCCAACCAAAGAAAATCCGTTGAAGCCTTGGACTCCTGCACAAAAGCATGAGTACGAGCGTCAGCAACGTCAACAGCTGCCGGAGGCTCCCTTATGATCGAGCAGTTCTTAGTTGGTGCCACAGGCCTTAGCTATTTCATTGTTGGTGTCTTGCAGCTTTCCAAAGGTGCAGTGGGCAACGCTGTGATGTGGATAGGGTACGCTGCGGCTCAGATTGGCTTATACATGAATTTGAAATAGGAGATTGTATGGATGAAGATGATGAACCGCAAACATGTCCACATTGCCGTGACGATCTAGTTCTACGAGTGTTGTCTCGTGCATATAGCGAAGAACTAGGGGTTGGCTTTGTGAAATTTCAATTTGAGTGCCACACTTGTGGCTATCGCACAGATTCAATGGAAGAGGAAATGTAATGGGTAAAGGATCAGTTCCACGTCCCATCCCAGACCGTAAAGGGTTTGAGAGCAATTGGGAACTAACATTTGGTAAGAAAAAGAATGACGAAGCAGCAGACCTTGAGAAGCAAGTGTTGGCCCATCGCTATCTCTACTACGTTCTTGCAGAACCTATTTTGCCAGATCTGGACTACGACGTTCTTGAGCGTAAAGCCCGTGCTGTGTGTTCTGCTGATTCGCCAGTGCAAGGAGTTGGTTCATCCCTTCCGAGTAGCTACAGCGCTGAAGTAGTAGAATATGCAAAACAAATTTCAGGAAATTGAATGAGTCTATTTTCAATCACCAACGATCAAAGCAATAAGGACATTCCACAAGGGATGACTGTGCTTGAGGCCAAGGACTATTACACAAACATGTATGGTTCTTTTGACCCAAAGCTGCCACGCCCTGAGGATCTCCTTGAGCGCTTTGAAGACAAGTGGGTCTTGCGTTGTGATCTGTCTCCAGCAGGCTTCAAGGCCTTCGCTGCCGAGAAGATGATCAGTGAGATCCAAGAAGACACCCTAGTCTATTGTGCACCTCGTGTTGGCCATGCACCTGAGGCCATCTGCGTCCTTGGCAAGATGTACAATAAGAAGGTCGTGTTCTTCTGCCCAGCATCCAAAGAGGTGAGCAATCATCAGGCTGTTTTGGATTCCTATGGTGCTGACCTGCGGTTCATCAAGATCGCGGCCATGCCCACTCTCAATGTCTATGCCAAGCGCTGGGCTGAGAAGAATGGAGCCAAGTTCCTGCCATTTGGACTGAGCGGTGTGCCTGAGGTTACCGCCGGCATCGTGAACCTTGCCAACCGTGTCACTGAGAAGATTGGTGAACCTACGGAATTCTATTGTGCTACCTCAACTGGCACCATGATCCGTGGTCTACAAATTGGTTGGCCTAATGCAAACCCAGTCTCTGTGGCTGTGTCTCGTAACATCCATGATGGTGAGATTGGCCGTGGTGATGTGATCTCGGCAACCATACCGTTCCTGAAGCCATCTAAAGACACTCCTCCATTCCAGACCACGGCAACCTATGATGCCAAGGCTTGGAACAGGTTTGTTACTGAAGGCAAACCAGGATCGATCTTCATCAACGTTGGTGCTGATGCTGTGATTGAGGCTCGGTTGGGCATGGTCGATAAGGCCAAGATCCACAGCCAACGAGAGTGGCACGATATGACTGACTTAGAAAAAGGGAGAGTATGAAAGTAGCCAATATTGAAGTTACACTCTTAGATTACATGGGTTCTGACTTGAGTGTTGTGAATGCTGCCCGTGTTTCATTTGACAAGCAAAGTGATTGGGACCGTTCACCGCATCCTGCATTTGAGCAGCATGGTATCGTGTATGATCTCAAGCTCTCTGAGCAAGACAAGAAGCTCATCACGTACTTGGCCAAGCACAATCATAAGTCTCCATTCAACCATGCGTTCCTGTCATTCAGAGTGAAGGCACCGATCTTCGTTGCTCGTCAATTGGTCAAGCACAAGTTCTTACCTTGGAATGAAGTGAGCCGTCGTTATGTGGATGATGAGCCTGAGTTCTTCTTTCCAGAGACCTACCGAGCTAAGGCAGCGGATGTGAAGCAGGGGAGTTCTGACGAGCCTGTAACCTTCCTACGTATGCAGGGCTTCACTGAGCAAACCATTGAGAATGGGTCTACCAACTTAGTGGAACACTCTTTGATCCTATACAACGATATGCTTGAGGCTGGTGTCTGTGCCGAGCAAGCTCGTATGGTTCTCCCACAGAACACTATGACCGAGTGGATCTGGTCAGGTTCCCTTGGTGCCTTTGCCGACATGTGCAAGCTTCGTCTTGATCCACATGCACAAAAAGAGTCACGTGATGTGGCTGAATTGATTGCAAAAGAAATGCGCAATTTGTTCCCTGTTTCGTTTCAAGCACTACTTTCAGTGTAAGATCTATTTTCCATTCACTCCAGAGAGAGGTTTATGCCGTTAATTTGCGATATTGAAACAGACGGATTCCTAGAGAACGTCACAAAGCTCCATTGCTTAGTCATCAAAGATACTACAGACAATAAAGTCTACACGTATCGTAGTGGCTGGCCTTATGAACTTGAGGAAGGCCTCGATCATCTCTCTAGTGGAGATGTGGTCGTTGGTCACAACATCATCAAGTATGACATTCCAGTCATCCAGAAGCTCTACCCTAACTTCACGATCCCTCTTGAAAAGGTTATAGACACTCTGGTCCTGTCTCGTCTCATTTGGCCAAACATTGGTGAATGGGATTCCAAGCTAGTTCACAACGGCACTCTCCCTGGCAAGAAGTGGGGTTCACGTTCCCTTGAGGCTTGGGGTTATCGCCTTGAGAAAATGAAGGGTGAATACATTGATTGGTTCAAACAGCAAGCAGGTGATGGCTATGTCCCTGGTGATGAGTGGAAGCACTTAAACCAAGAGATGTTGGACTACTGCATCCAAGACGTTGAGGTCACCCAAGCCCTCTATGAGCGAGCCATAGCCAAAGAGTATTCTCCTGAAGCCATCAAGCTTGAACATGAGACAGCCTACATCTGTGCTCGTATGGAACGCTCAGGCTGGCCATTCAATGTTGCTGCAGCTGGCGAGTTGTATGGCAAACTGAGTGGTCAACGCCAAGTGATCTTGGACAAGATGAAGGAAACCTTTGAACCTGAGGTTATCAAACGAGTCTCAGAGAAAACAGGCAAAGCTCTCAAGGATAAGGTCATTGAGTTCAACCCAAGTTCTCGCCAACAGATTGGTGAGCGGTTGATCCGTAAGTATGGCTGGAAGCCCAAAGAGTACACACCCAATGGGCAGCCAAAGATCGATGAAACGATTCTGAAGAGCCTTAAGTACCCTGAGGCCCAAGAGCTTGCAGACTATTTCATGTTGGAGAAACGAATTGGACAAATCGCAGAGGGAGACAATGCATGGCTTAAGCTCGAACGCAATGGCCATATCCATGGATCGTACAATACCAATGGTGCCGTTACTGGACGAGCAACCCACCAAGCACCAAACCTTGCGCAGGTGCCCAGTGTGCGAAGTCCTTATGGACCTGAATGCCGAGGCCTCTTTACCGTGCGCCCTGGATTCAGGTTGGTCGGCGCGGACTTGTCTGGCCTCGAGCTGCGTTGTCTTGCTCACTACATGTTCAAATGGGATAATGGCGAATATGCCGAGGAGGTAGTTAATGGAGACATCCACACCAAAAACCAAACAGCTGCAGGTCTGCCTACAAGAGACAATGCCAAAACTTTCATTTACTCATTCCTGTATGGAGCTGGAGATGACAAGATTGGCTCAGTGGTTGGAGCTGGAGCAAAGGAGGGGAAGCGACTTAAAGAAGCTTTCCTCGCTGCTACTCCGGCACTTGCAAGACTCCGTGATGCAGTTGTTATGGCTTCAAAACGAGGTTATCTCCTTGGTTTGGACGGCCGAAAGCTCCATGTCAGATCGGAGCATGCTGCACTCAATACACTCCTACAAAGCGCAGGAGCACTTATCAGCAAACAATGGCTGATTGAGATTGATAAAGCTGCAACAGCAAAAGGATTGAAGTATGGCTGGGATGGCGATTGGGTCATGCTTGGCTGGATTCATGATGAGGTACAATTAGGTTTCACAGCAAAAGGAGATTATGAAGAATTCGGTCAAATGGTTGTTAGAGCTGCTCAAACAGCCGGTGAAGTTTTTGGATTCAAGTGTCCCATCGACGCTGAGTTCAAATCAGGTCAAACCTGGTACGACACCCACTGAGATACAATTACATGATGATACTAAAGCTGTCATTGTTGTGGCTTATCTCAATGGCTTCAGCACTAAGTCTAATCTTGCTAGGGAACAGGCTACCCATGTGGCTTGTGCCGCCAGTCTTGGGCTAATCACTACAGCACTACCAGATGGGAAGTTTGGTAATATCTGGCGTGTTACACCAAAAGGTATTTCAATGTTTTTTAACGAAGGAGAGTTTTCATGAAGATCGATGTTTCTGTTGACCTGGATGTTTGCATCGAAGGCAAAGATGTAAAGCTGTACGTCTATGACTCTGAAAGTGAGATCGTAGATGAGAAGAGCTTCAGTGTTTATGACCTGATTAAGGACTACCTTGAGGGCCACCAAATCATTGGCACAGAGAACTATCACCTCGATGCTGAAGATGCTGCTGAGCTGAAGGCTTTGATTGATGAATTGGATGATGCTCTGACATTGGCATCTGAAGTTTATGATAATGGAGCAGTATAGCCAAAAGCTACACCATAGACCCCAGTAACTACCCCATTGGAATTCTATGGAAACTAAACAATGCACCAAGTGCTTTCAGCACAAACCCTTCACTGACTTCAATCCACGTATTGGTGGTAAGTACGGTCTTAATGCCAGCTGCAAGGCTTGCTACAAGGCCTATAGTGACTCTACATCCCGACGTGATGGTCTTTCACGATATGGAATGACAGAAGCACAGTACGATCAAATGTTGAAGGACCAAGGAGGTGGGTGCGCTATCTGCGGTGATACTCAGATGCCGCCTCATCAGAAGTTCATGGCTGTTGACCATTGCCACGAAACTATGAAGGTGCGCGGTATTCTGTGTGCTAATTGCAACCATGCTCTAGGCCATTTCAAAGACAACGTTGAAAGTCTTAAAAAGGCAATCGATTACCTAACCAAGGAACATTATGCGTTTACTAGTCGACGCTGACATTCTGCTTTACCGGCTGGCGGCCAGTTCGGAAGTAGAAATCAGATGGACACCCGATCTCCATACTTTGCATTCAGACCCTGAGCAAATCAAAGAGAAACTCAAAGACTCCATCAAAGCCATTGAAGAACGGCTTGAGGCTGACTATGCCATCCTGTGTTTCTCAGATGGTGTCAATTTCCGTAAGTCAGTCTACCCAGACTACAAAGGGAATCGTCGTGGTCAGCGTAAGCCATTGGCCTATGGTCACCTGAAGGAATGGTGCTTAGACACCTTCCCTTGTGAGATGCGGCCTACTTTAGAAGCTGATGATGTGATGGGCATCATGTCTACCAAGAGCCCTGGGGAATACATCATTGTCTCTGATGATAAGGACCTGAAGCAGATCCCTGGTCTTCTGTTCCGTGACAACGAGATCCAGACCATCACTGACCATCAAGGCTTGGAGTACTTCTTTACACAGGTCCTGACTGGGGATCCTACCGATGGTTACCCAGGGTGCCCAGGGATTGGTGCTGTGACCGCTCAGAAGGCTCTTGGTTCAATCCGTTTCATCGATGTTGAGAACTATACTCAGGCAGCATGGAAGGCCGTGGTGGACCTCTACGCGCGTCAGAAGCTCACTCCTGAGGATGCTCTGGTCCAAGCCCGTTGTGCAAGGATGCTGACACACAAGGATTGGGACTTTGAGAAGCAGGAGGTGATCCTATGGGATTGCTCTTTGTAATCTGTGGTGGCTGTTTCCTAGTGGGACTGCTTATTGGTTATCATTTGGATTGAAGGGGAAAATATGGAAGCAAGAGAGAAACCCACAGTTCAGTTCTTTGGGTACCCTAGGTTTGATACTGAGATGTACCCTGGCCATGAGGTTGCTCATGTTCGCACAGCCGATCATTATGTCTGGGGTAGTAACTTTGTCAGGACCAGTTCGGTCTTGAAGAAGAATGATGATGGTAGTTTTGAGACTTTGAACACTCTGTATGTTCCCTTTAAGGAGACCACAAATGCAGGTGTGTAGTTGTGCCGACCCTTGGTGTATGACCAATGGCTGTAGGCTGACTCAACGTGGCATGGGTGGAATGTGGATTGGTCCATATCATCCTCCAGTTCCGGTGCAGCCTGTAGCAATCCCTGGTCAGCAGTTCATCACAAAACAGCACATCAAAGAGATTGTCATTGAAGTGTTGGAAGAATTGAAGAAGGAGAAGGAATGATCAGTGAAATTGACATCAAAGACTGGGACAAACTAGAGCCTAAACCACTCTACAATGTTCCTGCCAAGTCCTGGATCTTGGAGCCAGAAACTAACATGATCCTTTGGTTTGACCATTTGGATGGCATGTATAGCTATTGCACCAATGATGAAGGCATCATCTATCACATTGCTGGTTGGCATGTGGTTGTTCCATTGAAGGAGAAGAAGTGAAGAAGAAACAGACTAACCCTATTCCTGTGGGGTTCTCATGCATGGGCACAGACTACCAAGTGGTCCGTCAGCCTGAGTTGATGCGTTTGGCCAATTGCATGGGGCAGACTCGACACAATGAGAATGAGATCCTTGTTGATGCCACTCTTGATGGTGACCAGTTGTGGCACACTTACTACCATGAGGTGGTCCATGTTCTCTTAGGGAGCTTGGGTCGCCAAGAGTTGGATGCTGATGAAGCCTTCGTTGATGCTTTGGCTGGTCTTTTGTACCAAGTGATTAAAACTGCTGAATTTGAATAAGGATATTGAAAATGGATGAAATGACAAACGCCTCAGATGTAAAAGAGACCTACAAGTTCGAACATAACAAGACCTACAATGATGGTGAGCAACACACCAACGTCAAGATCTTCACTGTCAATGATGACTTCCATACCTATGAAGACATTCTGCGTAGTTTCACTACTTGGCTTGGTTCTGCCTATGGCTACGACCTCACCCGTCTTGTGTCTGTTAATGGTGTGCCTCTGGATAGCATTCAGACTGATGCTGAGGCCACTGGCCGTGACAGCGCCACGGCCGCTCAGAATTGCCCAGGTTGCGCGTATTGATTGAGCGAGTATGAATACACATACAAAGACAATTGATGGCGTGACATACGTCTCCATTCCAGACCCAGGCGACGTTGGTTGTGAGGGCTGTGTGGCTTACGACATGGATGATGGGATGGATCTCTGTACCCAACTCACAGGCACCAAGGATTGCTGGGAGAATGAGATCAAGTGGATGAAGAAGACTGACTTCAAAGACCAACTCCCTGGTGTCAGTGCTGATATGATCAATCCTGACCACTACAAAGTTGGTGGAATGGAAACTATTGATTACCTTAAGGCCAAACTGTCATCTGAGGAATACAAAGGCTATCTCAAGGGCAATGCCTTGAAGTATCTCAGTCGGTCCAATTTCAAACATGAGGACCCTGCTGAGGACTACAAGAAGGCTCTTTGGTATGTCACCAAGTTAACTCAGGCCTAAAAGCCACACCAAGGCACCATTGTGTGCCAAAGAGAGCTAAAAGCTACACCACAGACAAGCTATATCTTCACTGGTATGGGCTGACTCTGTGGTACTTAGCTTAAAGCTACACCTAATGAACCCTACATCAAAACCCATTGATTTATCTGCAGCTGCTGGGGGCGGGCTGCACAAAGAATGATCTCTTGGGGGTAGGGGGCAGACCTCAAGTCATCCAAAGGTTACACTTAGTGTAATCTTCTGGTCATTGCCAAATGGCCAATGGACACTGACTCCTGGTCTACCCCTAGTGCTGTAGGCAGATCTTAGGTGAAGAACAACAATAGTAATAACCATATATGTCAAAGCCATAGGTCCCTTAGGGTCTATGGTATTCTTGATGTATTCCTAAGATACCCATGGATTCAACCACAGAAACAAAAACACCTTGGTCTAGTGTAGGCTACCTCACTTACAAAAGAACCTATGCTAGACGTTTAGACGAACAGGACATTAATAGTCCTACAGAAGAATTTGAAGATACTGTCAATCGTGTCATTAAAGCAAGCAATCAGCAATTAGGCTGTGACTTTGATGTCATTGAACAGGAACGACTAAAGAAATACTTATTGGGTCTTAAGGGCTCAGTTGCAGGTCGCTTCTGGTGGCAATTGGGCACAGCTACAGTCGATAAGCTTGGTCTGTCTAGTCTCCAGAACTGTGCCTTTACCGTAGTCGATAAGCCAGTAGAACCATTTACATGGGCTATGGACCTGCTCATGTTAGGCAGTGGCGTTGGCTACAACATTCAAAAAGAGAATATCGATAAGCTGCCAATGGTCAATGTAGACTTCAAGGCACCTAAGCGATTGGACAACAGCAGCGCTGAGTTCATTGTTCCAGATACCAGAGAAGGCTGGGTTGCATTACTAGGCAAGACGCTGAAGGCAGCATTCTTGGCCCATAGCAGCGGTAAGCAATCTTTTAGTTACAGCACACAGCTCATCCGTAGCAAAGGTGCTCCTATTAAGGGTTTTGGTGGGACAGCTTCAGGCCCTGAGGATTTAGTATGGGGCATTGCTGAGATCTCCAAGGTCCTTGAGAAGAGGGCTGGCAAGAAGTTACGCCCTATCGATGCCTTGGACATCATGAACATCATTGGCGCTGTGGTGGTTGCAGGTAATGTACGCCGTAGTGCTCAGATTGCTATTGGAGATGCTGATGACATTGAGTACCTATTGGCTAAACGATGGGACTTGGGGAATATTCCATCATGGAGAGCTATGTCGAATAACTCTGTCGTCTGCAAAGACATCGGAGAGCTTCATGATTACTTCTGGGATGGCTACCAAGGTAAGGGAGAGCCTTACGGACTCATCAATCTCGACCTGTCCAGAAAGATTGGCCGCCTGGGAGAAACACAATACCCTGATAAAAGCGTTCAAGGCTATAATCCTTGCGCAGAACAAAGCCTTGCTGACAAAGAAACCTGCTGCCTAGCTGAGATCTTCTTGCCCAACATTGAGAGCAAGGAAGAATTCTTGGATGTGGCCAAGCTGCTGTACCGTATCAACAAGCATTCCTTGGCACTTGAGTGTCACCAAAAGAGTACCGAAGCCATTGTGCATGAGAATATGCGTATGGGCATTGGTGTGACTGGTGTGCTTCAGGCAACTGAGGAACAGAAGAGCTGGTTGGATGAGACCTATCCATTACTGCGTCAATTCGACAACGAGTATAGTGATGCACATGGATTCAATCGAAGCATTAAGCTGACTACAGTGAAACCATCAGGTACGCTGTCATTGCTTCCCGGTGTGACTCCAGGCTGTCATCCTGCTTATGCTCGATACATGATCCGTCGTATCCGTATCTCAGCTAACCATGCATTGGTGCAAACCTGTAAGGACCATGGCTACCACGTAGAGTACCAACAGAACTTTGATGGTTCTGAGGATCACTCAACTGTTGTGGTGTCATTCCCATTCCGTCATCCTGATCATGCCGTATTGGCCAAGGATGTCACAGCCATTCAACAACTTGAAACAGTCAAATGGTTGCAAGAGGTATGGTCTGATAACAGTGTCAGTTGCACCGTTTATTACCGATTAGAAGAATTAGATGAGATCAAGAAGTACTTGAAAAAGAACTACAAGACCTCACACAAGAGCCTTTCATTCCTGCTGCATAACGAGCATGGCTTTAAACAAGCACCACTCGAAGAGATCAGCAAAGAACAATACGATGAAATGGTGGCAAACACCCGTACAATCACAGCCATTGAAGCCATAGATTTAGGCTTGGATGACAATGAGTGTGCAACAGGTGCATGTCCAATTAGATAAGTCATTGCCAAATGGCTAATGAAGCGCGATGCTCACATGATTGAGCAATACTAAATACGCATTAAGCGACAAAGGGACTTGGCTTCGGCCTTGTCCCTCTTGTTCATGTATGTACAACAACCGTGCTTATACGCATGAGGATTAACAAGATAATGCTGGCTTCCAGCTCCACTAGGTGGGTAGTAGTCCTCAGCCGTATGAACACACAACACGTGCCGATAGCTTAACAGGCAAAGCAATGGTCTCCAAAACCATGGTAGGAGGTTCGAGTCCTTCTCGGTGTGCCACAACCATGCATACCATGAGTATGTGCGCTGATACTCAGAGGTAGCTTACGCGCAACCTGGCACGTCCTAAGCGGTCCTGCGTCTGTCTTTTTTTAAGCGCGAAGAGCCTAGGTCCGGACATCGCCCGTTTTATGGGGTGAAATGTCCCGGTGTTTTGCCTCCGATTTTCCAATTCCAAATGCCAACTATTAGCAGCACTAGATGTATTATCTAGAGTAATGCTATACCAATCAACAACTTATGGTACGACAACAGCAAACACTGCGGCATTTGTGGTAACCTGCGGTACCTTACCCCGCCCTGGGAAGTACCGCCACTGGCCCTCGTCGGCTCGTCTTATGAATGAGCACTAAAGCCCGGCGTCGTTGTCGTCGTCTGTCCTTTCTCAACAGATAGGCCTGGGGATTCACCCTAGTCCCCTTAATCACTCCCCGAGTCCCTATATGTCACTTGAAACTGCAACCTACATTAACCAGCTGAATGCCATTAACCCCTTAGGGTCTGACCCAATTTCTGCTGGTGATGACCATATCCGTCTCATTAAGTCTGCCATCAAGGCAACCTTTCCCAATGTCACTGGACCAGTAACCCTGACCCAGGACCAATTGAATACTCCGGTACCATCTGGAGGCGTGATCCTCTGGACAGGCGCAAAGACCGCGATCCCTACTGGATGGTACCTTTGTGATGGTACCAACGGGACCCCTAATCTCCAGGACAAGTTTGTCGTTGGTGCAGGTAATTCCTATGCCGTAGGGGCCACTGGAGGCAATGCCTCGGTAACCCTGAGCAGTTCCCAGATCCCAGGCCATACCCACAGCTTCTCAGCCACTACTGGCACTGAGAGTGCAACCCACAATCACGGTATCACCATCAGTGACCCAGGGCACGTCCATGGTATTTACACTGGTGGAAGCAATGGTTCTGGCCCAGGCTTTACTGCCCAAGATACTGACACAGGTACCCGTCAGACGGCTGGTGCCACTACAGGTATCACTGCCTCATCCGGTACTCAAAGCGCCAACCATACCCATAGTGTCTCAGGTACTACAGGTTCCACAGGTTCTGGCTCAGCTATTGACATCAGAAACCCTTACTATGCCTTGTGCTACATTATGAAAGCTTAATATGGCTCTTGAAACTGCTTCTTATATTGCACAGCTTAATGTAGCCAATCCCCTTTCTACTGATGCTGTTTCCCAGGCCGATGACCATTTGCGTCTTATTAAGTCGGTCCTGAAGAATACCTTTCCCAATCTGGATGCCCCAGTCACAGCAACCCCTGGAACCCTAAACACACCTATTGCCGCTGGTATTATTGCCATGTGGTCAGGTGCTGTTGGTGCTGTCCCTGCTGGGTGGGCGCTCTGTGATGGTACCAATGGGACCCCTAACCTCAAGAATCGATTTATTGTAGGTGCTGGTGATGCGTATGCTGTCGGTGCCACTGGTGGTGCTGATTCGGTAACCCTGTCTGAGAGCCAGATCCCTGGGCATACCCATGTGATCTCAGCGACCACAGCTTCTGCTGGCGCTCACTCCCATAGTGTCTCTGACCCTGGGCACAGCCATAGCACCATTCAGCCTGTCGCTGGTTCTACCTCGGCCTCCTCAGGTGGTTTCTATGGTCAAGGTGGCTCAGCCTCAACATCCACAGCCACTACTGGTATTTCCCTTGGTACCGCAGCAGCTCACACTCACAATGTGTCTGCCTCTGCAGCCACTACAGGTGGTGGTCTCTCCCATGAGAACCGTCCTCCTTACTACGCTCTTGCTTACATTATGAAGGTCTAATATGGCAGTTGTACCCTTACGAAATCTTGGTGGGGTAGGGGTAATTACTGATGCAAACCCTTACGATCTTCCAGCTAATGCCTTCTCTGATGGCAATAATGTCATTTTCGATGAAGGCCGTATTTCCCGTGCTCCTGTCTTCAAGCAGCTTTATTCGGCTGTGAAATCAGTCAAGACCTGGGCAGACTTTGGGTCTACCACATGGGCTGCTGAAACAAATAACTTTGAGTCTGCCGAGGGTAACAATACGAATGCCTCTCGGTATGTGGGTTCCGTAGCGGACCCTTCGACTGGTGAGACCGTTTTTGTCTGTGACAATGATGGTACCGTCAGGAGTTACCCAGCAGGTCAGCTACAGGTTGTAACCCCATCTACAGGTTCACTGGCCACCAATGAGCAGCCTTGGGCATCTTGCCAGGTTGCTGGCATGTCAGTCTTGTCCCGTAAGGGCATGGTCCCTTATGCACGTAATCTGCAGTCTGATACGACCTATGGTTACTTCAATACAACCCAATGGCCGACCACAGATTCATGCGCAGTCATGCGGTCCTACAATGACTTCTTGATCGCCTTGAATGTGACCAAGGGTGCCAATACGTACCCAACCATGGTCAAGTGGAGTGATCCAGTTCCCTATGGGTCTGCCACTACTGATGTCTTTTGGGACCCCACAAGCACAACCAATGTGGCTGGTGAGAACGTCTTGGGTGAGATGAAGAACCCCATTGTGGATGGTTTGTCTCTTGGTACTCAGTTTGTCATCTATAGCTCAGACCAAGTTTGGCTTATGGAATACACAGGCTCAAGCTATGTGTTCAACTTCCGTCGTTTATTCCCGACTGGTGGTTTGATCAACGTCAATTGCGTTGCCGAGGTTGAAGGCAAGCACTTTGTCTTTGGTACAGATGACTTGTATGTTCATGATGGCAGTACGAAGAAGTCTATTGCTGATGGTCGTGTCCGTCGTCGAATCTTTAAGAACCTGGACTTGAATAAGAAGAATCGCTTCTTTGTACTCCATGATTCGGTCGCCAACTTCATCTACTTCTGTTACTACACACGCCAGAACGAAGCCAACTTCACAAATACACAATTCTGTAATAGGGCAGCAATCTATAACTACCGTGAGGACACTTGGTCCTTCATGGATGTGCCCAACGTAGTTGGCGGTGCTGAGGCTCAGGTCAATCTGAACAAGACGCTGTTCCCTGATGTCACTGATAGCTACGAGAACTACAACACAGACTATGTGTCGTTTGAGACTTCAACGCCAAAGATCCCAATTATGTTGGGCATCACTGACAATGCAAATGGCCTGACTGAATCCCGTGTCTATGCCATTGACCTCCCTACAGTTGGTGCAGTGAACCTTCCTGCAGCTTTGGAGACCTTCAAGCCTGCTTACGTATCTCGTTCTGGTATTGACCTAGATGAGATCCAGGCTGGTTTGCGTGGCTACAAGACAATTCGTGGCATCATTCCTCAGGCTGAATTTGAAGTGACTGATGGTTCATTCCATTGGGAACTAGGGTCTACGGATCTCCCTGGTGGTGCAATCGTCTATGCTACTCAGTTCGACTATAAGCCTGATGAGGCTTACCGTGTCGATACCAAAGTGGCAGGCCGGTATTTGGCCTATAGGATCAGCACAAACAATATCGAGAACTTCAGGATCTCTGGCTTTGATGCCGATATTCTAATTTTGAGTCACAGGTAATTTATGTCATTCACCGTTCCACTGCAGTCTTATGCACGCGGCCCACAGCCCGCTTTGCCAGAATCTCAGTTGCAGTATCTGCAGCTTGAGCTGAAGAAAATTGAGCAGATGCTTCAGACTGTGGTGGACGCCCTTAAAGAACTTGATTCGAGGGTGACTACACTAGAGGGGCCCTAATGCGCAAAACTAGAGTACCGGTTATTGTGAAGCCCTTCTACACTGTTTTCCTAGAGAACTATAGGGACGCCAGTATCATTCACTGCGATGTCTACAAGTGGACCCCTGCCATTCGCAGGAGTTTGCAAGAGGACTTCGGTTTGTTGGTCTATCTCAAAGACGACCCGATTTATGCCTTTCACGAGATTGGCGATAAAAAACACAAGAAATTTTTAGAGCTGTTCGGCTTTGTATTTGTCGAACGGGTGTTGGGATCAGATCTCAAATATAGAGAATTATACGTTAGGAACTAATTATGGGAATGGACCCAGTAACCGTAGGCATTGGTGCCTCCGTATTAGGTGGTCTTGCCGGTAGCCAAGGCTCTGGTGGTGGCACGACTACTTCTTCGAGCAACCCTTGGGAACCACAACAGGATTATCTCAAATACGGTTTTAGCTCAGCCAAGGATGCGCTTGGCAATGCACTACAGAACCCCGCTTACACAGGCCAGCGCGTAGCTGGTTTGAACCCCTTCCAGACCAGTGGTGCAAACTGGCTTGGTAATGTCACACAAGGTCAAGGCTTTGGCAATGCAAACCTAATCAACAATGCCTCAACTAGTATGTTGAATGGTGCTGCTGATTACAGCAACAATGCCAATGCGATTTTCAATCGTGCAAGCCAAGACCCTACTCAATCAATCCTCTCTACAGCTAACGCTTATGCTAGCAGCCCTTATGCCAATGGTCTCATTGATGCATCTTCACGCGATGTCACACGCAACCTGTATGAGAATCAGTTGCCTGGTGCTGGTCTTCGCGCCAGCGGTACAGGTAACACTAACTCCACTCGCGCTGGCGTAGAGTCTGCAATTCTGCAACGTGGTGCCGCTGATCGTCTAACTGACTTGAGCAGCAGCATTCGTAGCAACTTGTTCAATACAGGTCTGGCGCAAGGTCAGAGTCAGTACAATCAGAACTTGACGAACATGTTGGGTGCCAATAGTGGCCTCCTAAATTCATTCAATTCTGGTCTCACTGGTTTGGGCGCTGGTCAGAACTACGCTGCTGGCAACTTTGATGCCCTTAATGCAGCTGGTGGTTTGTATCAGAATCAGGATCAGAACCAAATCAACGCCAACATGGCTCAATTCAACGAAGCCAATCAGAACCCTCTCAATTACATTCAACAGTACATGGGTGCCGTTGGTGGCAATTATGGTGGCACGAGCTCGTCTACTGCACCTACTGTTGGTGGCGGACTTGGTGGTGCACTCACTGGTGCTTTGGGTGGTGGCCTCGGTGCTTTCGGCACAATGGGCAAACTCAAAGGCACTGGCGTCTTTGGTCTTTAAGGAGAAACCATGGGATTTTTAGATGAATGGTTGGGTACTCCGCAACAGACACAGGACCCCAATGCGCCATCCAAGCAAGCCATTTTGGCTCAGTATTTGGGTGGTCAACAACCACAACAGCCTCAAGCACCACGTGGCATTTTAAGTGCTACTGACCCTAATGATGTCTATGACGGCATGATTCAGGCCGGTGCTGGCTTGCTAGCTCCTGGCACTACTGGTCAGAAACTGTCAGCTGGTCTTACAGGCTTCAACAAAGGCTTGGATGAAGGCGCACAGCGTCGCATCGCTGCACGTAAGTTAAGCCTTGAAGAGCTGAAGGCGAATAAACCCTCAGTCACTCCAGCAGGCGTTCCTGGCCATGTGCTTTTAACCTATCCTGATGGTCGTACAGAAACTGTTGTCAACGATGCTGCTGTTCAAGCTTATGAAGCTCAGCAAGGCCGTGTTGATGCACGCCAACAGGCTCAGCTTGATTCTGCTGAACGACGCTCGCAGATGGCGATTGATGCTGCAGACCGCCGTGCTGCTGGCTCTCAGGCTGCCCAATTGGCTTTGCTTGAACGTAAGCTGGCTGGTGGCGGTAAACTCAATCCATCACTTCAGAAGTCTGAAGATAGTGATATTGAGACTGTGCAAACAGCCACACGCAACGTAAATCAGTTGCAGCCTATCATTGCTCAGCTCACTCCAGATGAAAGTGGTAAAGCGCAGCTCGAACTTGGTCCATTGGCCAATGCCTACAAGAAGTCACAGAACTGGTTTGGCAAGTCTTCACCTGAAAGCCAACGCTATCAGGAACTGCAGTCCACAGTCACACAGATTCGCAATGAATCCTTGCGTATGAACAAGGGCGTGCAGACTGAGGGTGATGCCATCCGAGCCGCTGAAGAACTAACTGCTGCTTTTGCAGGCAATGATACAACCGCAATGCGTAATGCATTAGAGCGTTGGGCAACTGCTCAAACGAAAATTGCTAAAGACAAAGCCGCATTGGTTGATCGTCGCCGTACATCACAAGGCGTCGAGCCTTTATTTGGTAACCAACCCGCAATTGCTGCACCTAGTGGCAAAACTAAATCTGGAATCGGATTCACTGTCGAAGGAAATTAAATGGCAACACTAAACATTGATGGTGTTGGCCGTGTCACAGTCGATGATGCCTTCTTAAAGCTGTCGCCTGAGGATCAGGCCAAGACGGTGGAAGAGATCGCTACTTCCGTAAAACCTAAAGCAGCTCCAGCTCCAGCGTCTGCACCTGCAGCACCTGTACCTAAGCAAAGTGGTTCTCTTTTGAAGACCATCGATGATGCTGTGCGGGGTGCTGCTGATACTTTGACCTTTGGTTACTCTGATGAGATCGCTGCTAAGCTCGATCAACTCACTGGACTGAATACCACTGGCAAAGACGTAAAGCCTGATGCCTCCTATGATGAACGCTTACAAGCTCATCGTGCCCGTGATGCTGAAGGTGGCACTGCACGTACAGTAGGCCAACTTGGTGGTGCATTCTTGCCCATCACGAAAGGTGCTTCTCTAGCTAAAGCAGGGCTCACTAAGTTAGGCATTGCCCCAACTGCTGTGAAAACAGGCATGGTCACTGGTGGCGCTAGTGCTGGCTTGTATGGCTCTGGGTCCGCTGAAGGTGACTTAACTGACCGAGCTATCGAAGGTGCTACAGCTGTTCCTCTTGGTGCTGCCCTTGGTGGCGCTGCACCTATTGTTGTGAATAAGTTGGCGCAAGCCAGTGGTGCTGTTGTCGATAAGGTCAAAGACATTGCCGGTGTAGCTGTCCCAGTAAATAAACTTTCAGCTGAAGCACAAGCCTTGGTTAAGGCCCAGGCTCCTGGCACTACAGAAGTGTCCTCGAAAGCAGCGAAAGCTCTTGAGAAACTCTCTGAGAACCCCAACTCAGTTGCTTCTGACATCCGTGTGCGTGAGCTTTTCTTGTCTGAGAAGGCACGAGTCGCAGCGGCGGACCCACAACGAGCAATTCCAGATGATGAAATCTTCAAGAACGTTGGAGATAAGCTCAAACAGACGGCAGTTAGCACAGTTGAATCGCTGCGCAAGTCGGGCGAGATCGATACTGAAGCTGCCAAAGAGGCAAAAGCCATCGTTTCACGTGCTGCTCGCCATAATCGAGCTATCACAGGCGAAATCAAAGACGAAGAACTCGCCAAAGAGCTTGCACGTGGCTTCCGAACTGATGATGCAATCATTGATGCACTAAATGTTAGCGATAAAGCTAAGGCTGCAATCAAAGCCGCTGTAAAAGACCTAGATACAGTCACCTTCAACTCGATGAAGAAGAACCAGGGTGGTATTTTTGAAGCCCTTGGCTCTATGGCAGGTAAGACTGTTGGCACTGTAGGTGGAATGCCTGGACAACTAGCCGGTAAAGCGGTTGGTGGTGGTGCTGGTCGTCTCGTTGACACGGTTCTCTTGCAGCAAGGTACTGCACCTGTCTTAAAGCGCAGCATGGAACGCGTTGCACAAGGTTTAGATGAAGCAGGTGTTGCAGCTGGTGACACTGTAGGCGACCTTGCCGCTGTTGGCCAAGACGCTATCAAAGGTGCTACTGCAAAAGCACTCGCACAGAAGCAAGCTGCGGCTGCACTTGAGTCACAGAACTTGGCTACTCGCAACGAGGTCCTCAAAGACACTCGCATGCCACTTGGTGGTGGCTTCCAAGAGCTACTAACTGGTGGCAGATCTGGCCTTAACCTCAACACTGATGAAGCGATTCAAGGCTTGCGCCTATTGTCTCGCAAAGGCGGTGCCGTTGGTGATGGTGCTAAGCAGATTCTGAAGTCACCCAAAGAGTTGCTAAATGATGATGTCTTCTATGGCGTCCAGAACGCATTGCGTAAGCTACAAGAAAAGGGCTTGGTAGGTACTGCACCTGTCAAGAACCCTGAGAAATACCAAGCTGCTGCGATTGCTAATGCGCTCAAAGAGGCATTAAAGAAAGAAGAGCCTACGCGCATTGAATTGCGTGGTATGGCTACAAAAGGAGAGTAAGTGAAACCAATCGAGCTAATCAAGCTCTGGTCCGACTTACAGATTTTCCTTAGTGATCCCAAACTGTCTAATGAAGATAAGGCCGTGGTCGTTGAGGAGGTTCGTAGAAGCCTCCCGCCGATCATGGTCTGTACTTCTAGCACACAGACACATGGCATCATTGAGAAACTGATTAAGAAAGAACTGGAGAACTATCGTGGAACCTCAACAGGAACCAACACCGACAAACCGAGCGCCCCGAAAGAAGTCAAAGCCACGGTCAGGACCGGGAAGCGGCAAGAAAAAGACCGGAGTGTCGGGAAGTAACAACGTCTTTAGTCAGATGTACCGCACTGAAGAAGGCCGAGCAAAGATTGCCGAGTGGCGCAAGAAGCAAAAAGAAACTGGAACAGGGCGAAAGCCTGGGCAACCTGATGGTATGCTCAAGAATGAGTTTTTCGAAGCCCGCGTCCGTTATAAACGTGAGGCCAAACTAATTGTAGAAATTATGAGCAAAGAACTGAAAATCGAAGACGGGTACGCCAAGGAAGCCTTGGAAACTGCAGTCGAACTGATGCGTATGCCTGGCAGCGCACGGGATCGGCTCGCTGCTTCTAAACTCATCCTTGAATTTACCAAAGAGAAACCCTCAACCAAGTCTGAAGTAACTGTGCAGCGCGCAGAAGACTTCCTTGCAGAGGTACTAGCCAAGACAGAAAATGGATCCGAAGTTAGCTGAGATCCGAAAGCGACTATACGAAGACTTTGAGTTTTACGCTAAACATGCACTGAAGATCCGTACAAAGGAAGGTGAAGTTAAGCCATTCGCGCTGAATGAGGCCCAGAAGCGCATGCTCGATCAGGTGAGTGAACAACTACACCGTGAAGGCAAAGTGCGGGCAGTGGTACTCAAAGCGCGTCAGATGGGCCTTTCCACAGCCATTGGTGGATGGTTGTACTGGTGGATTAGTCAACATAAGGCTCAAAAGGGCCTAGTGGTAACCCACCACAGCGACTCCACACGCGCCTTGTTCGATATGACCAAGCGGTATTTTGAGAATACCCCGGCCATGTTGAAGCCACACACAAAATACTCAAGCCGACGTGAACTGTCATTTGACGTTCTAGATTCGTCTTATGTTGTGGCTACAGCAGGTGGTGATAGCGTTGCTCGTGGTGAAACCATCACCCAAGCTCACTTGTCAGAGTTGGCCTTCTGGTCAGCATCGACTGCCAATGAGAACTTGAACGGTATCTTGCAGGCTATTCCAAACGCGCCAGGGACAGCAGTCTTTATTGAGAGCACTGCAAATGGCGTGTCTGGTGTGTTCTATGAGATGTGGCGTGGTGCTGTTGAAGGTAAGAACGGTTTCATTCCTATTTTCCTTCCTTGGTACATTCAGCCAGAGTATCGCGAACCAGTCACTGAAGGCTTTGAACGTACGCCTGATGAACAGGACCTCGTAGATAAGTTTGGACTTGATGATGAGCAGTTGATGTTCCGTCGCCGTAAGGTGGCACAGAACGGCTTGGATCTTTGGAACCAAGAATATCCTGCAACAGCTGATGAAGCTTTCCTCACATCAGGCCGACCAGTCTTTAACAGTCAGCAACTCCAGAAGCGTCTCGATGAGACCCTTGATCCTGTCGCCCGTTTGGCATGGGAAGATGGAGAATGGCGGCCACATCAACGTGGTGAGCTTACGTTGTACCGCAACCATGTTCCTGGTGAAACCTACTACATTGGTGCTGACGTTGCCATGGGTGTACGTGGCGGCGACTGGTCAGTTGCCCAAGTGTTCGACTCAAAGAAACGACAAGTCGCTGTCTATAGGGCACAAATTCATCCTGACTATTACGCAGAGATTCTTTACAACCTAGGTGTGTTCTTCAACGAAGGCAAAATCATTGCTGAGAACAACAACCACGGTATTTTGACCTGCACTCGCCTCGGCAAAGATATGGCTTATCCAAACTTCTACACTGAAGTGCAAATGGATAAGCTTACAGACCGAGAGACGATCAAGTTAGGCTTCACAACCACAGCAAAAACAAAACCGCTCATCATCGATCAGTTAAGAGCCTCAATGCGTGAAAACGAGATTGAGCTTAACGATAAGACGACCATTCGAGAAATGCTCACATATATTGTCAACGAAAGTGGCAACATGGAAGCTGAGAATGGATGCCACGATGACTGCGTTATGTCTTTAGCTTTGGTCAATCACATTCACGAAGGACGCTTTGAACCAATCAAAGTGACTGACGATTTTTACATCGACATGATTTAATATATGGCAGAAACTAGGTTCAAACCGATTAAGAAGGATGAACTCGTTGCCTTAATGGACCGGCAGATTCGTAATAGCGTAGGCTACTATGACTCTAAGCTGTCCAAAGAGCGCGAGAAGATCCTCGACTACTACAATGCGATGCTGCCTAAGCCGCATCATGCTGGCAACAGTAAGTACGTCTCTATGGACGTGTTTGATGCTGTTGAATCGCTCAAAGCTGTTCTCTTAGAGACCTTTGCAGCAGGCAATCGTATTGTTTCCTTCGACCCACAGAATGACGACGACATTGAATCGTCACGAGTTGCCACAGAGTACTGTGACTACTTAGTGTTCCGTCAGAATGATGGCTACAAGGTATTCCATGATGTCATCCACGACGGCCTAACGGCTCGTGTTGGCGTCGCTAAAGTTTACTGGGAAGATAAGCAAGAAGAGACCGATGAAGAGTTTGAGAATCTATCTCAAGACGAAGTTGATGGGTTGCTGGCACGTGATGACTTTGAAATCACAAACCTTGAGCAAGACCCTGAGACGCTTCTGTTTAAAGGCGAAGGCACTCGCAAGGCAGATGCAGGCAAAGTTAACATTGATGTTATCCCACCTGAAGAATTCCTGATCACTCCACAAGCACGTACGATTGAAGAGGCACCATTTGTTGCCCACCGCTCTAAGAAGTCTTACAGCGACTTGATCGATATGGGTTACGACCCAAAGTTGGTGCAGAAGATTGGTGCACAGGATGAGTCTGAGCTTTCGTTGCACCCTGAGGTGCTTGCCCGTTTCGACGACATTGGTGCTGACCGACTGAACCTCAATGGTGAAGTGCAGGAACAGGCCAAGAAGGTTGTTGTGTACGAGTGCTATACGAAGCTCGACATGGAAGGTGATGGCACTACGCGTCTCTATAAGATCATGCGCAGTGGCAACGTCATTCTCGATGTAGAAGAAGTGGACACAAAGCCCTTCGTCTCATTCACACCATTGCCTGTGCCTCATGCATTCTATGGCAGCAATTACGCAAATCGTGTTGTACCTACTCAGAATGCTCGCACTACGCTTGTACGTGGTATTCTTGACCACACTGTCATCACTAACAACCCACGTTATCAGGTTGTGAAAGGTGCGCTGACGAATCCTAAAGAGCTATTAGAGAACCGCGTTGGCGGTATCGTGAACGTAACTCGCCCTGATGGCATCATGCCAATTATGCAGGCTGGTTTGAACCCATTTGTGTTCCAGACCATTCAGCTGTTGGATGCTGACAAAGAGGAAGCCACTGGCGTTTCTCAGTTGTCGCAAGGCATGAACAAGGATGCGATCTCGAAGCAGAACAGCCAAGGTCTCGTTGAGAACCTCGTTACCCTGTCGCAGCAGCGTGAGAAGATCATTGCGCGTAACTTTGCTGATCAATTCATCAAGCCACTTTATCTTGAAGTGTACCGCTTGGTTCTGGCTAACCAGACCAAAGAAGCAGTCATCAAGGTTGCTGGTTCATTCCAGCGCATTCTGCCTTCAGACTGGATGGAGCGTAATGACGCAACCATTGAACTGAAGCTTGGCTATGGTGAACAAGACCGTGAGTCACAGAAGTATTTGGCAATGCATCAGCTCATGAGTGCAGATCCATCCATGGGTGGCATGTACTCTGCTGTGAATAAGTACAACGTGTTGAAAGCTGCATTTGAGAAGGCAGGTGTTAAAGGTATCTCTGAATTCATTACGCATCCAGAGCAAGTACCACCACAGCAGCCAGATCCAATGATGGTGAAACAGGTTGAACTTGAGGAACGCAAAGTTGGCGTCCAAGAGAAGCAAGCCGATGTGTCTGCACAGAAGGTCAGCGTCAACTCTGAACTTGATCAAATGCGAATTGAACTTCAGCGCATGTCGCTTGAGTTGCAACGCTACAAGACAGAGCGTGAACAAGAACGCAAAGACTTTGATTCGTCATCGCGTGCCGCTATCGCAGTTGAAGAACTTGAGATGGCTAAGGCAGTGCCTAACGAAGACAAGAACGCAATCATTAGCCCAAACAGCTAAACCAAACCACATAATTAAAAGGAGAGAATGTGGACAATCAAACTATTATCGAACGAGGCAATGCCTCAGAAGAACTACTGAATCAGTCGAGTTTCAATCAGCTTTTCAAAGAGTTGATGGATCATTATATCAGTACGATCGTTACATCTAGCCCTGAGCAGGCTGCTTTACGAGATGCGGCATATTACCAGTCTCGTGCACTCCAAGATTTACTTGGTGTGATGCAGCAATGGATCATGATGCGTGATCAAGTACTCGACAATGATACTCAGGAATAAATAATTTATGGCTAAAACGAACACTACCCCAACAGGCGTGTCGAACACTGACAACACAGCACCGCAATTGGATCTCTTTGAGACCAATGATGATACGGCTGCTGCCTTTCTAGACCGATGGACAGACGACCAGGACAAGAAGCCTGCACCGGAGACTGAGGTCGAAACCCCCGATCCAAAGGAACCTGAAGAGGAACCCGAGGACAAAGAGACTGATGAACCCACTGAAGACGGTGATGATTCTGCAGACCCTGAAGACACTAACGGCGAAGACGCTGATGGTGACGACACTGAAGATGAAGACAACGAGGACGGCGAAGAAGGCGAAGAGGAAGATGGCGATAAGCCTGAAGCCAAGACGCTTGATGACGACGCCGTTGTTGAAATCAAGGTGGACGACAAGAATCTTAAGGTATCTGTCAAGGAACTGAAACGCCTCTATGGGCAAGAAGCAGCTCTCACCAAAAAGTCGCAGCAAGTAGCAGCAAAGCGCAAAGAGATCGAAGCTGAGGCCACCAAGGTTTCTGCCGTCATGGAACGTATGTACCAGAAGGCACAATCCAAATGGGAACCCTACAGCAAGGTCGATATGCTTGTGGCAGCCAAGACTCTCGAAGCCGATGAGTTTACTGCCCTGCGAGCCGCTGCAAATGAAGCTTACGAAGAGTTCAAGTTTATCACCGAAGAGGTGGAAGCTCACATTAAAGACACTCAGAGTAAGCAACAAGAAAACCTCAAAACCGCCGCTGCAGAAGCAGTGAAGGTTCTTAAAGAGAAAATCCCTGGCTGGAACCAAGAGGTTTATGGCAAGATTCTGAACTATGGCGTTAGCCAAGGTCTTCCAGAAGAAGCCGTGAATCAGCTTGTGGATCCTGCAGCTATCTTACTCATCAACAAAGCACGACTCTATGACGAAGGTCAGAAGGTTGTGACCAAGAAGAAAGTAAAGACAGCCAAGAAGGTCATGAAACCTGCATCAAACCCGTCTGAGAAATTCCAGACTGATGCTCAGGCCAAAGCAACTCAGAAGTTCCAAAAGACTCGCTCTGTTGACGATGCCGCTGATCTCTTTTTGAGCCGCTGGCAAGACTAATTTAATTTATCTAGAAAGTAAAAATGACTACTCAATTCTTCAAGACCTACGACCAAGTTGGCAAGAAAGAAGACGTCTCTGACGTTATCACTAACATCTCTCCTACCACTACCCCATTCCAGACTTTGATCAAGAATGAGCGTACGACTAACACTGTGTTCCAGTGGCAGGAAGACGAATTGGCATCTGTTGGCGACAACTCTGCCGTTGAAGGCGCTGATGCCACTTTGAGCGACATGGTTCCTACCGTGATGCGTTCGAACTACACTCAGATTCTGCAGAAGACCATCAAGGTCTCTGGCACTGCTGATGCTGTGTCTACCTATGGCCGTGCCAAGGAAACCGCATACCAGTTGGCCAAGAAGTCTGCCGAACTGAAGCGTGAATTCGAATACCACTTGGTTGGTAAGGCTCAGAGCGCTGCAGCTGGCGACAGCTCGACTGCTCGTACCTTCGGTAACGCCTTTGGTAACGATGCTGCTGGTACAGCCATGATCAGCTCTGCTGTGACTGTGACTACTGACAGCGATGGCGGTTCTGCTGGCAACCAAGCTGGTCCTTTGACTGAAGCCAACATCTTGGCTGTGAACCAGAAGCTCTATGAAGCTGGTGCCGAGGCTACCTACATCATGGTGAAGCCTGCTGACTCGCTCATCATCGCTGGTTTCGACAAGTCTGCTGGCCGTTACCGTGAGATCAACGACACGAACAAGACTATCGTGAACGTGATCGATTTGTATGTGTCTCCTTTCGGTGAGCAGAAGGTTCTGATCAACCGCTTCCAGAAGGCGACTGAGTGCTTGGTGTTCGATCCCGCAATGTGGTCTATCGTGACCCTGCGTCCTTACACTCGTGAACTCTTGGCTAAGACTGGCGATGCTGACAAGCACCAGATCGTTGGCGAGTTCTCGTTGAAGCACCGCAACTACAAGGCTACTGGCCGTATTACGAACCTGACTGGTTCTAACGCTACTCTGCCTTAATTAGTGCAGTAACAAAGGGGCTCCTTCGGGGGTCCCTTTTTCTTTTACAAGGCATAAGCCTAAGCACCAGTTTTTGTGTGGGGCTCTGGTCTCTCTCCTACCATCCTCACACACTTTTATTCCTATGACACAAAAATACGTTGAGATGGGCTTCAATGTCCACGAGAATAGCGACGGACTTCTCATTGAAAAGTACCAAGCCATTCCACAAGAATTCCTTGCTTCACTCAAACAAGCCCGTGAAGATTCAAACAGCAAACCTGCTGGTGAATATCATCGTGCAGCCTCAGTCCCACAGGTAGTGGCTGAGAAGTGGCTTGCTGAAGGTTACGACATTTACCGTGAACCTGTATCGAAGACTCTGGCCAAATTACGTGCAGAGAATCTTGATTACTTCATTACAACGAACAAACAACTATGAACAAACTTGGCATTCGCTCCCAACTTAAAGCTTTGCTCAATCGCAACGACATCACGGACGCGATTGCCGATACATTCATTGATCAGGCTGTGGCACGCATTCAGCGTACCTTGCGTGTCCCTGCAATGGAAAAGCAGATCATCTACACAGCTACAGATGTTTCACCTGAGCTTTTGGTCCTACCTAATGACTTCCTCCAGGCACGTGATGTCTACACCGATAATGGTACACTGACGTTCAAGGACCTGAATTCATTCCAGCGTTATCCTTTGGCCGTTGGTACTCCAATTTATTACACTCGTATTCAGGGCGCTTACAAAGTGAAGCCCACGCCTAGGGTCGATTTCAAGATCTACATGACCTACTATGGCGAGATCCCTGACCTAGTTTCTGATACCGATGAAAACTTCCTTACTGCTATTGCCCCTGATCTGCTTGTCTATGGTGCTCTCACCTTCGCAGCCGACTATTATGTTGATGACCGAAAACAAGCCTTTGAAGATTCCTTCAATCGTATCTACGGCGAAGTAATGGATCAAGCCTATCAGATGGAAATGACTCAAGACGGAGCAGCAATTGCTCCTGCATACACTTATCCGGAGTACTAATGGCCACTTCTAGTTTCTTTTATGGGTCAACCCCTGGCCCTTCTCAAAGTTCTGTTGATGAACTCATCGCAGACCTTGAGGCCAAAGTTGCTATTGCTCAGTTAGCTGAAACCAATGCCACGCAAGCCGCTTCTGCAGCTCAGGCTGCTGCTGATGGCGCTAAAGCTTCTGAGACTTCCACATCAAGCTTATTGGTCCAAGCACAGTCTGCTCTTGAAGCTGCCTTGGCTGCTCAAGCTGCTGCTGAAGATGCCTTGGCTTTGGCTCAAGATGCCATCGATTCTGTGGCTAGTGACCGTATTGCCGCTGAGGCAGCCAAGGTTGCTGCTCAGGCTGCTCAGGCTTTGGCTGAGACTGCTCAAGCTAATGCTGTGACCGCTCAGAATGCTGCACAGGCATCCGCAACGGCAGCTGCAAGTTCTGCATCATCTGCATCAACTAGTGCCACCAACGCCGCTTCAAGCGCGTCCAATGCAGCCTCTAGTGCTACTACTGCTACAACCCAAGCCACCAATGCTGCCAATAGCGCTACTGCAGCTTCTACCTCAGCTGCCACTGCCACCACTAAGGCAAGCGATGCTGCAACTTCGGCAACAGCAGCGGGAAACTCGGCTACGGCTGCAGCTACTTCAGCCACCAACTCTGCAACTTCGGCTACGGCTGCAGCAGGCAGTGCGACCAGTGCCGCCTCTAGCGCATCTACAGCTACCACTCAGGCTACCAATGCTTCTACGTCTGCTACTAATGCAGCAGCGTCTGCAACATC